CGTAGAGAAGGCGGTAAAGGTACTGAAATTACTACTTTACCGGGTGGACAAAACTTAGGAGCTATTGAAGATATTCAGTACTTCCAAAATAAACTATATCAATCATTGAATGTACCTATTTCAAGATTGACACCAAATACTGGGTTTACTTTAGGCCGTTCAACTGAAATTTCACGCGATGAAATTAAGTTTAATAAATTTGTTAAAAGATTACGTAATAGATTTGCTAATCTATTCCTAGAAGCACTACGTGTACAATGTATCTTTAAAGGTATTATTAGACCTGATGAATGGGAATTATTATCAAAAGATATTAAAATTGATTTCAGAGAAGACAACCATTTTGCTGAATTAAAAGATAATGAAATTCTGCAGCAAAGAGTTAATGCTCTTCAATTAATAGAACCATATATTGGTAAATTCTACTCAATAGATTATGTTCGTCGAAATGTATTAATGCAAAATGATGATGACATTAAAGAAATTGATAAACAGATTCAAGATGAAGAAAAACTAATGATTGTCCATGCTGAGAAGCAAGGTGCAATCCAACAAGCAAAACAAGGAGAACAAGAATGACACAAGGCGTTTACGATTTAATCCAAGCAATTGCTTCAGGCGACTCATTGGCTATTGATGCTGCATTTAATTCAGAAATGGCTTCACGTATTTCAGAACGTTTAGATGATATGCGTATTGATGTTGCGCAAAATATGTTCCGCACAGAATCAGTTGGTGGCGATGATGAAGTTGCTGAAGATGAATCTGAAGAAGCAACTGAAGAAGAAGATCCAGAGCCGTTTGAAGAGTAATATGTACTTTAAACAGTTTAATAGAAAACTATCAGAGCAAATTACAGGCGTTGCTGTTGCAAGACAGTTGCGCTTTGGTAATCATTTAATTGAAATGACCGTTAATCAAGTAGTTACTATTGATAAAGTAGAAACAGATTTTTCTACTATACTTGAAGCTAAAGATTATCTTAAGCAAGAATATGCTACTGGTAAATTAGAACAAGAGATTGCTCATGAATCTTATGAAGAGATTTCTGATTCTAAGATTGCTAGTATTATTGCTGAACATCATGATGTTAAAGTAACAGATTCGTTAATTGAATCATATGTAGAATTAGCATCTTCTAAGATGTTTACTACTGATCCAGTAGCTACTGAAATTAGAGATCTTAATAAGTTTGATAGATTGGTTGAAGGTAAGATTGACTTTGTATTAGAAGATGGTTCTATAGTGGCTATCAATAAAGATACACAAGACGTTATAAATAATATATTACAGAATAATAACGAAATTGTAGAGCATATGAGACAAAATAAAGAAAATTTCATCTCTGTTGTACAGCAAATAAAGGAATAACAAAATGTTAATAGGTAATTTAGGTTTATCACAAGACTTAATCGATGCGGTTAAGGCTATTACTGAAGCTTCATGTTCATCAAAGAAGATGGAAAAAGAAGAACTAGTTGGTGGTCAAAAGAAACTTGACAAAAATGGTAATGGTAAACTTGATGCTGATGACTTTAAAAAACTCCGTAAAGAAGACACAGTTGAAGAAGCTAAAGATGGTTGGAGTCAAAATGATTCATTAGCTAAACCAACAACATCTGGTCAAGCTATGGCAAATCATTCTCAATATTTTACTAAAGTTACTAAATTAGATTCTAATGGTAATCCTAAGAAACCAGAGAAGCTTCGTAAAGAAGAAACTGAAGAGTTAGATGAGCTTTCAAAAGGTACGCTTGCTAATTATTCACAAAAAGCTGCACATGATGTAGGTAATAAAATGTACAGAGCTGGTTCATCTCACGTAACTGCAAATGTAAAAAAATCAGAGGGAATGCGTGGGTTGGGTGACTATTATGATAAAGATTCTTCTAAACAACACTCTAAAGCTTTGACTAGATTGCAAGGTATTAAGACTGCTGCTAAGAAATTAGCTAAAGAAGAATTTACTCTTGAAGATTATTCATTAGAAGAATTAGAAGAGTTTATGATGTCAGAAGACTTTGAACAGTTAGATGAATTGTCAAAAAACACTTTAGGTTCATATGTTAAGAAAGCTACAGATGATTATACTAATCGTGAAACTAGAATTAGCCGTGCTTTAGATAATTCAAGTAAAATGTTTTTGGACCCAAACATCAATAAAGCTGCTGTTAAACAAGCTAATCGTAAACTTGGTATGAATAAAGCTATTGACAAACTAACTAAAGAACAAGTTGAAGAGATTGAAATGCTTGCTACTAAACATGGTTTAGGAGAATAATAAATGGCTATTGCAACCACGTATCTTAAAAAAGTCCACCAAGAAGCAGTCGTAAAAGTTGCTGGCGGTACAGGCACACAAACTATTTCAGTTACTGCTTCTAGTAATAATCCTTTAACAGCATCAGGTCAAGTATTAGATGGTACAACTCCTACAGTTAGTATTGTTGGTGTAACTTGGAGCGGAGCATTAGGTGGTATAATTACAATCACTAGAGGTGGTGTAGTTGTAATGACACTAAATGCTGATAATCCAGGTCAATTAGACTTTGATGGTCAAAACATGATTCCAGATACAACAGGTAGCACATCAGATATTGCTATTACTGTAGCCACAGCAGAATCACAAGTATGGTTAAAATTGCGTAAAGTATCAGGTTGGAAAACAACAGTTGAGCCAGAACAATATGGTTCTTATGATGATCCAACACGTGTTGGTGCTTCTACAACTGTTCTTGGTTCTCCAGATAAGGTGTAATTATGTATCTAATTAAAGAGCACACAGAAGAAGTCAAGCTAATTGTTGAAGAGAAGCTTGGTAAAGGCAAGGAATACTTCATTGAAGGAGTATTTCTTCAATCTAATCTAAAAAATAAAAACGGCCGTATGTATCCTAAAGAGATTATGGCCAAAGAAGTTGGTAGATATAATGAAGAGTATATTAAAAAGAACCGCGCTTTTGGCGAACTAGGTCACCCAGATAGTCCATCTATTAATTTAGATCGAGTATGTATGATGATCAAATCACTTAAAGAAGATGGTGATAACTGGGTTGGTCGTGCTAAGATTATGGATACACCGTACGGTAAGATTGTTAAATCTCTTATTGATGAAGGCGCTCAACTAGGTGTTTCATCTAGAGGTATGGGCTCTCTTATTACTAGAGAAGGCGTATCAATGGTTCAAAATGATTTTACTTTAGCTACAGCTGCGGATATTGTTGCAGATCCTTCAGCTCCTAATGCATTTGTTGAAGGTATTATGGAAGGTAAAGAGTGGGTTTTGGTCGATGGAAAATTTGTGGAACAGGATATGACTGAAGCACAACGTGTTATACGTGCTACATCATCTAAACGCTTGGAAGAGCAAAAACTTAAGTTATTTATGAATTTTCTACAGAAAATCAAGTAAATATAAATAATAAATAAATTATCTTATTAAGATATTAATTAGGAGATTAAGATGTCGATCGAAAGAAAAATTGCAGAACTTCTTGCAGAATCTAGAGAAGCTGAACAAGCTGAAGAGGTTTTTGAAGAAGATGAAGTTGTAACAGAAGATGAAGAAGAAGTTGTAGAAGAAGACGTTAAGTTTATGGGCTCAGAAAGTTCATCTGCTGATGTTAAAAAAGGAGCTTCAGCTCAAGAAAAAAATAATTTAAGTGGTGCACCTTACTCAAATAATGCTGATAATGACAGAAATAATGTTCTTGATCAAAATGGCGCAGCTAAAGGTACTACTAAGAAAGCTAATAAAGTTACTGATAAAGCAGAAGCTGGTGATCAATCAGTTGTACGTATTGGTAATACAGTGAAAGAAGACGTTGCCGCTTTAGTTAACGGTGAAGATCTTTCAGAAGATTTTAAAGCAAAAGCAGCTACAATTTTTGAAGCAGCTATTGTTAATAGAGTGAAAGAAGAACTTTCACGTCTAGAAGAAGAATTCGATGCTAAGCTTGAAGAAGCTGCAGCACAGAATCAAGAGGGTCTTGTTGAAAAAGTTGATGGATATCTCAATTATGTTGTTGAGACGTGGATTGCACAAAATGAAATTGCCCTTGAACGTGGTATGAAGTCTGAAATTCTAGAAAACTTTGTTTCTGGTCTAAAAGGCCTATTCGAAGAAAATTATATCGATATTCCAGAGGAAAAATTCGATGTATTAGCTGAGATGGAAACACAAGTAGAAGAACTTCAAAGTAAATTAGACGAACAACTTGCAGCTAATGTAGAGATGAATAAATTAATCTCAGATCAAAAGCGTGAAGTTTTAGTTAAAGAAGCATGTGTTGGTTTAACTGATACTGAAGTTGATAAGTTTACTAATCTAGTAGAAGAATTAAGCTACGAAGATGAAGATACTTTTGCAAATAAAGTTCAGACTATCCGTGAAAATTATTTCACAAACAAGGCAACAACTAAAGTTGTTGGTTCCGTAGTGACTGATGAGCCGGTTTCTCTTACTGAGGAAAAGTATACTACTCCTCAAATGAAGAGTTATATGAATGCTCTCAACAGCTTAAAATAAACAAAGGAAATTAAAATGACTACACGTCAAGATTTAGTAACAAAATGGGCAAGTATCCTTGAACACGATTCATTGCCAGAAATTAAAGACAACTATCGTAAACAAGTAACTGCTCAATTATTGGAAAACCAAGAAATTGAAATGCAAAGAGGCCAAGAGGCTTTGTTCGAAACTGCACCTTCAAACAGTACTGGTGGTAATATTGGTACAGTTGGTGGCGGTACAACTGGTGGTGTAGCTGGTTTTGATCCAGTTCTAATCAGCTTGGTACGTCGTGCTATGCCACAAATGATTGCTTATGACATTTGCGGTGTACAACCAATGACTCAACCTACTGGTTTGATCTTCGCTATGAAGAGCAAATATAGTTCACAAGGTGGTGTTGAAGCATTGTTTAACGAAGCTAACTCAGCATTCTCTGGTGGTATTGGTGCTACTGGTGCTACTGGTGCTTGGGGTGCTACAGGTTCTTACAATGCAACTAACCCAGCTCCAACTGGTGCTACAGGTTCTTACACTGCTGCTGGTGGTACTACAACATCACAAGCAGAAAACTTAGGTGGTGGTAATGCATTTAATGAAATGGCTTTCTCAATTGAGAAAACTTCAGTAGTTGCTAAAACACGTGCTTTGAAAGCTGAATACTCAGTTGAATTAGCTCAAGACTTAAAATCAGTACACGGTCTTGATGCTGAAGGTGAATTGTCTACAATTCTTTCAACAGAAATTCTTGCTGAAATTAACCGTGAAGTTATCCGTACTATCTACGTATCAGCTAAAGTTGGTGCTCAAGTTGGTACAGCTACTGCAGGTACATTCGACTTGGATGTTGACTCAAATGGTCGTTGGTCAGTTGAAAAATTCAAAGGTTTAATGTTCCAAATCGAACGTGAAGCCAATGCAATTGCTCAACAAACACGTCGTGGTCGTGGTAACTTCATCCTTTGCTCTTCAGATGTTGCATCTGCATTAGCAATGGCTGGTGTTTTAGATTACGCTCCTGCATTATCTACTGGTTTGAATGTTGATGAAGCTTCAACTACATTTGCTGGTGTATTGAATGGTAAATATAAAGTTTATGTTGATCCATATTCAGCTAACCAAGCATCTACACAGTTCTTCACTGTAGGTTACAAAGGCACTTCAGCATTTGATGCTGGTATTTTCTACTGCCCTTATGTACCTCTACAATTGGTTCGTGCTGTTGATCCTAACACATTCCAACCGAAAATTGGCTTCAAGACACGTTATGGTATCGTTGCAAATCCATTCACAACTCTTGATAACTCTGATGGTTTGGCTTATGGTAATAACTACTACTACCGTAAAGTAGCAGTATCAAACTTGATGTAATTGTTAAAATCACTGTTAAAAGTGATATTCAAAGGGAGACTTCGGTCTCCCTTTTTTTGTTTACAAAATATTGCATTTTATGATATAATAAATAGTAAATATTAAAACGAGGTATTAACATGGCAAATCTAACCTGTCCTTTTCCAAGCAATATTAATCCATTAAGTCCTAATGGATTTATGTTTAACATTAGTAAGTTACCTGATGTTAACTTTTTCTGTCAACAAATTAATTTACCTGGATTAAATCTTCCTTCTATAATACAAGGGACTCCATTTTCTGATGCTGAGATTCCAGGTGAAAAATTATCATATGATACATTAGATCTTCAATTC